ATGCTTAAAACATAAACGGATTGCAGAAAGAAGTGTATCTAACAACGTATTATATAAATGTATTAAATCACAAGCAGAAATAGAAATAAATATTGATGGTACAAAAACTATTAAGAAACTGATATTAGAATAATGAGCAACTTTCCTTGGGATATACAATTAATTGCAATGTTTGTTTTTATTACTTTATTTTTAACTTTAACTTTGATATTGACATAATAGGGTTATGACTTAATACATACGCGAGGTTTCACAGTTAGACCTCTAATAAAGAAAGGAGAAAATATGTTTAAACTAGATTTAGATATTCCCACTTATGCAGAATGGAAAGCGTATGTGGACAAGTTAGTTAAAGATCAACCTGAACAAGCTAAAAAATACCAAGAGCAAGTTCTTACGTTTTGGAAAGATTTTTTTAACGATATTTGGATTCATACTCCAAGCGGCAAATAGAAAAATCATTATAAAATGGCGACTCTGAAATTAATCATGGCCTTATTAATAGGCATGGTTATTGGTACTACTATTGGGTTTTGTATTTATCATTATTTTTTTATGGATAAGTTTAGCTGTTGTGGAGTATAATGATGAAAATGGATAGAACTTGTAAAAAATGTAAGCATCTTTGTCATTGTATAGAGGCAGATCACGAAGGTTGTAAATGTACTGGATGTGATTGTGATAGTGGTCGGGCAGAACAAGCGACTTATGAAGGTGATAAAGAAAAAGAAGAAAGAGAATAACGAATAAAGTATATGCTTGGTTTCTCAAAAAAAGAAGATGGTATAGAAGAAAGCGATGATAAAATTTATGTTAATATTTCAAATATGTTATTCAGTAGCAGGTACTTGTTTTCCACCAATGAACGAACAACTTTATTCTAGTCATCGTGAATGTGCTTTGAATGGTTATTATAAAGCCCACGAATTTATGGCTAAAATGCCAGTAGAACAAGTAGAAAGCAATCGTACTTTTATTAAATTTTGGTGTGTACCTAAAAAACAGATTGAAGAAAATGAAAAAAAAGTCGATACCTAAATTTGAAAGTAAAGTATCAATGGATGTAATCTGTTATAAATTAGCAGAAATCCATAAGGATGTTCAAAAAAACAGTAAAGATATAGAAAGTTTAAAGCATCAAATGTCAATGGGAAAAGGTGGTATTAAAGCAATTTTTGTAGTAGGGTCTTTGATTGCTTTAATGGTAGGTGTATTAAAGTTTGTTAAATTATAGGGAGATTGTTATGAAAGATTTTTTTATATTTGTAAGTGATATGTGGAATGATCTATCACCAAAACAAAGGGTAAGTGTTGTAGTTGTATCTGCAATATTTATTTTTATAGTAGTAAAATTGATATTTTAATATGTGGTTTAGTGCAATAAAATTAGCTTTAAACGCAGGTACGCATATCTATAAAAAGCGTCAAGAAACTAAAATGTTAATGGCTGATGCCCAAGCTACCCACGCCAGTAAGATGGCACGGGGTGAGTTGGAATACAAACAAGCCGTTATGACTAATAATCAACAGGGCTGGAAAGACGAGTTCGTTTTGATACTCGTAGCTGCCCCCGTGATGTTGTTAATCTGGAGTATTTTTAGTGATGATCCCGAAATTATGTTGAAGGTAGAGAAATTTTTTGAGTATTTTAACAATATGCCGTTCTGGTATCAAGCCCTATTCATTGGGGTAGTATCTGCTATATATGGCCTTAAAGGTGCAGATATTATCAAAAGGAAGTAATGGCTTATTCTCTTGATTTTTGATAGTATATCTCGCTAAAATAGGAAGATTATGAATAAATTATTTATATTTCTGATTATGATGTTCGCTTTATCTGCTTGTTCAGTAGGCAAGAAGTGTACCTATACACAAGATGGAACTAAACTTTCATCTTACGTATGGTTCTATAAAGATAAACCAATAGATTTAGATAAAAATAACTGCAGCTAATATATGTTGCAAATCATAGTAGCATTACTATTAATGCAAAGTGCTAATTCACTTGATGTACAACACAAAGAAACCTTTAATAAGGTTGATAAAGTAGTGAAAGTTATTAGAATAATGAATGGTTTTAATGGGAGGTAGTATGGAAAAAGCAAAAGAACTTTGGGCATTAGCAAAAGCCCATAAGAAAATATCTATTACAGTAGCGGTAGTTATTGTTGCTATATATTTTCTAGTAAACTAATAAATAAGTAATTTTTCTGGTATAAATTTGCCGCTGTTATATAGTATTAGCGTATGAGTTACAACGATTTAAAGGCAAGGATTAAAGAACACGAAGGATTTGTACCGAAAATCTATAAGGATAGTCTTGGTTTTGCCACAATCGGCTATGGACATCTTGTTTTATCTACCGATAGATTTAAAGAAGGTGTGACCTACAAGAAGAAAGATTTAGAAGAAGTCTTTGATAGCGATTTTAACATAGCCAAGTCAAATGCTAATCAACTCATAAAAGGTTTACCTATTCATCATCAAGCTAAATGTGTCATCATTGAGATGGTATTCCAACTCGGTATCGGTGGAGTATCTAAATTCAAAAATATGTGGAGAGCATTAAAAAAAAATGATTATCAAATTGCATCCGAAGAAATGTTGGATAGCAAATGGGCAAAGCAAACTCCAAAACGTGCAGAAGAACTTTCAAGCGTGATGAAATCTTGTAAAATTTGATAAATTAAAGTAAAATACAACTCATAGTATGGTTGTTATTTTAAAAGATATTATCATAGACAAGAATACGATTAGGGATGTACATATTAAAGATGGTGAAATTCAATATGTTGATCCCAAACAAGCTGAAATAGAACGCATCAAGAACATCCCCGCAGTCATTGAAGGCAACTAATGAACAAAAGAATTTTAGTCATTAGTGATCTTCATATTCCTTTTCATCATAGGGATAGCTTTGATTTTTTAAAAGAAATTAAAAAAGAATACAAGCCCGACTTCGTTATCAACATAGGCGATCTGCTTGATTTCCACGCTATAAATATGCACACTCACGATCCCGACCTCTATAGTGCAGGACATGAATTAAGGGCTTCTAGGGGCTTTATAAGGGCATTAGAGGGCATATTTCCGAAGATGGTAGAGGTAGAGAGCAATCATTCTAGCTTGGTGTATAGGAGGGCTTTAAAATACGGAATGAGTAGGGAGTTCTTAAAGGACTATGGCGACTTTCTAGGTACAAAGAAATGGAAATGGGTAGATGATTTAACCTTAACTATGAGTAATAAACAGAAATGTTTTTTTACTCACGGAAGATCAGCAGACATTTTAAAGGTATCACAAGCTATGGGTATGTCAGCAGTACAAGGACATTACCATACAAAATTTATCATAAGCTATTGGGCTAATCCCGATAACATATTCTTTGCTATGAACGTAGGATGTTTAATCAACCAAAAATCTATGGCTTTTAATTATGCAAAAAACTTTAGGACAAGATTTATAATAGGATGTGGAATTATTTTAGATGGTATTCCTAAACTATTACCTATGATCTTAAATGATAAAGGTAGATGGAATAAAAAATTAGTATAACTATTATCTTTTCTTCTTCTTATTTTTTTTCTTTTTATCTTTCTTTTTCTTTTTCTTTTTTGCCATCTTTTCCCCCTTCCTTCTTTTGAAGTTCTATTTTAATCTTTTCAAGATAGACAATCTTATCCCAACTTTCTTCTTGTGCATCATTTATCCATTGTGCAATAGACTTGTTGGCTTGTAGCATTGTCTTACCATATTTCTTTATACCATCATCAGATCGTTTTGCAAATCGTTTGAGTATTCCTTGAACGAGGGCATCTCTAGTAAAAACTAATTTATGAATTTTAGAGTTTGACATTCATTTTTTCAAGATTGATAGAGGGTCATAGACGTTAATATTCACCACGTTAGGGGGTAAACTGTGGCTTTCCCCCGAATAGTGTCTATGACCCTTTATCAACCTTTTAGAATTTGACATTCATATAGTGATCGCAAAATTCATTCACTCGGCAATAGTGCATACACCTAACATCTTCACCTTTTCTGAATACAACTTTACAACCTTGTCCTTCAACCATTTTATTAGCTTTTAAATACTGATCCATTTCTTCCCTAGTAGGCAATACTCTTTTTGCCGTCTTACGTTTATCAAGCATTAAA